GACAGACGTTTTGCGATACCAAGGGCAATCTTACACATGGATAGGAATAGACGAACTTCCACAATATCCTTCGCCAGATATATATAATTTTCTAAGATCGTCACTTAGATCAGTTGATCCTAATATACCAGTATACATGAGGGCTACAGGTAACCCAGGTAATGTTGGATCACAGTGGGTTAAAGAGATGTTTGTGGATCCTATAGATCCAAATACAGCTTTTAACATAGAGATTTCTACACCCACAGGTATAAAATATATAACAAGAAGATTTATACCAGCTAAGTTACAAGATAATCCGTACCTTATGCAGACTGATGATTACTATGCAATGTTATCATCACTACCAGAAGTACAGAGAAAACAATTTTTAAATGGAGACTGGGATGCATTTTCTAATGCAGCATTCTCAGAATTTGATAGGGATACACATGTTGTTGAACCTTTTGAAATACCTAAAGGCTGGCAGCGATTTCGTGCTGCTGACTGGGGTTATAGTTCTCCTGCTTGTTGCTTATGGTTTGCTATTGACTACGATAATAATCTATGGGTTTATAGAGAATTATATACTCAAAAGATTACAGCAGATGTATTTGCAAGAAAAGTCCTAGACCTAGAGCACGGAGAATATATACGTTATGGGGTTTTAGACGCTAGTACATGGGCAAGAAGAGGTGATGTGGGTCCAAGCATAGCAGAGACTATGATTCAAGCTGGATGCCGTTGGAGACCTTCTGATAGAACTCCAAGAAGTAGAATTAGTGGAAAGTTAGAAATCCACAAAAGATTAAAAATTGAAGATAAAGAACCTGGTGTTCGTATATTTTCTACTTGTAGAAATTTGTTAAGGACGTTTCCTACTCTACCAATAGATGATAATAACCCAGAAGATATTAATACGCATGTAGAAGATCACGCATACGATGCATTGAGATATGGCTGTATGAGTAGACCCATGCATACAAGTTATGCCAATAAAGTATTTGGCAATAATAGAACGACTAATTTTATTCCCTCAGATAAAATATTTGGATATTAACAGAGAGGAGTAAATGAATAAAAGAAAGTTACCTATTATAAATAAAAAGAATTTTCCCTATGAATTAGTAATGGCTTATTGGGAAGATATTGTTGGATCATGTGAATGGTCTGAAATATCAGATATAAAAAAATCAAAGACAGCTATATGTTGTAGCTTTGGATGGCTAGTAGAACAGAATGAAAGTATAACTGTGATAATGGCAGACTTTATATTTGAAGATAATAATAAAATAAAAACAGGTGGTGGACATACTACTATCCCAACAAAAAATATAATACACATTAAGAAAATAAAAACATAGGAACAATATGGAAACTAAATTTGACCCAAAAGATAAAGTTAAGCAAGGTGATCTAGGTTCAGCTCCTGATGGAAAGCAACCGAATCAACAACCAGGTAATTTAAAAATTACTTATGGTAAAGAGGAACGTGCTATGGAAACTCAGGATGGTAAATTTGACTACTTTGAGCCAAAGAAATTCAGAAGTCAATTAGATGCTAACTTTAATAAGTTGGCTGATGAAAAGGATTACTAATGACTGACGCAAATGAAATTGCTAGACATAAAGATTCTAGATATGATAAAAAAATAAATAAAAAAAATAAAAAATCTAAAAAACTTAAAACTAAGAATCCTAAATTTTACGGATACACAAACATGAAAAAATATTAAGGAGAATAACATGGACATAAATACAAGATACAAACATGGAGAACTTTCTGCAGATGTTGCTAAATCTAAAAATGACAGATTAGAAATTAACCCTAACCAAAAAGTTAAACAGGGTGATTTAGGATCTTGTTCAGAAAAAGCAGCTAAGAAAAGTAAAGTTGATCCTTCTATCTTTAGAATGGCTGAACAAAAAGATTACTAGTCATGGCACTTACTGATAGATCTAAAAGAAATATCGCTAATGAGCATCCTAAATTTGCTGATTTAGCTAAAACTTTTAAGAAGCATAAAGATGAAGTAGTTGAAAAAGTAAAAGTAGCAGATATATCTCAAAGAGATATTGATAATACTAGATTAAAAGGTTATTCTAAAGTTGATTTAGAAAATGCTAAAATGATGAGTGGTAATGATTCTTTAAGACAAAAAGAATTAGATAAATTAAAAAAAGCAATTAAAGATAAAACAACTTCTAAATTAGAAACAACAGGTAGATTTAAAAAGGATTAAATGGATAATGACCAAAAGGATAATTACGATCCATTCGTTGGATACGTAAGAGAGAAGTTCCAACAGGCAGAGACATCTAGACTTCATGATGAAAAAAGATGGTTACATGCTTACAGAAATTACAGAGGACTATATGGTCCTGAAATGGCTTTTCGTGATAGTGAGAAATCTAAAGTATTTGTTAAAGTAACAAAGACAAAAGTTCTTGCTGCATTTGGTCAAATCATTGAAGTATTATTTTCAAGTGGTAAGTTTCCAATTGGTGTAAGTCCTACATCAGTACCAGAAGGTACACCAGAGTATGCTTACTTAAATCCAAATAAAAAAGAACAAGATCCAAAAGCAGAACCTAAACAGGATAGTCCATATGGATTCCCTGGTGATGGTGGTGGATTACCCGCTGGTGCTACAGCAGAATCTTTAATGAAAGATTTAGCACAACAATATCAGAATTTAGGGTTTGAAGAAGGAGATGCTCCTGATTTAAAAACCCAACCACAAATAGAGCCAGCTGCAATGGCAGCAGCTAAAATGCAAAAAGTAATTCACGATCAGTTAGAAGAAACTGATGCAATCTCTGTAATGAGACATGTATTTTTTGAAATGGCTTTATTAGGAACAGGAATTTTAAAAGGTCCATTTACGAATGTAAAAACTCAATACAAGTTTTCTAGAGATGAGGAAACTGGGGCATCAGCTATGTTAGAAGTTGGCAAAGATGTACCAGGTATTGAAGCAGTATCATGTTGGGATTTCTATCCAGATCCTAATGCAACAAGCATGAACGATGCTGAATATGCAATTCAAAGACATTCATTTAATAGAGAACAATTTGCAGCACTTGCAAAGAAACCTCTGTTTAACTCAGAGAAGATTAGAGAATGTTTAGAGATGGGACCTAACTATCAAACAAGAGGATATGAATCTTCTTTATACGATAGAGAAAATGTTTCAACGTTATATAAAAACAGATTTGAAGTATTAGAATATTGGGGTACAATAAGTAAACAGTTAGCAGATGAATTAGATTTTGAATATGATGATGAGCTAGATGTTGTATCAGTTAATGTTTGGATATGTGGTGGTAAAGTTTTAAGAGTAGTAGAAAATCCTTTCTCACCAAAAAGAATACCTTATATGGTTTGTCCATATGAGTTAAACCCTTATCAATTCTTTGGTGTAGGTATACCAGAGAATATGCAAGATTCACAACAGGTTATGAATGGTCATGCAAGAATGGCAATTGATAACTTAGCACTATCAGGTAACTTAGTATTTGACGTAGATGAAACTATGTTAGTACCAGGTCAAGATATGAAAGTATTTCCTGGTAAAATATTTAGAAGACAAAGTGGACAACCAGGAGCAGCAATTCATGGTGTTAAGTTTCCAAATACTTCTAATGAAAACTTAATGATGTTTGATAGATTTAGACAGTTAGCCGATGAAGCAACTGGTATTCCATCATACTCACATGGTACAACTGGTGTTCAGTCTACAACTAGAACTGCAGCAGGTATGTCTATGTTGATGGGAGCTGCAGCATTAAGTATTAAAACAGTTATTAAAAATATTGATGACTATTTATTAAAGCCCCTAGGTAATTCATTGTTTCATTGGAACATGCAATTCAATAGTGAAAGACCTGAGATACAAGGTGATCTAGATATTAAAGCACAAGGAACATCTTCTTTGATGCAGAAAGAAGTAAGATCACAAAGACTAATGACATTTATGCAAACAGCATCTAACCCATCGTTAGCACCGTTTGTTAAATGGCATACATGTTTAAAAGAAGTTGCTAAGTCACTAGACATTGATCCAGATCAATTGATTAATGATCCAGAGAAGGCAGCTATATACGCACACATAATGGGGATGGCAAATGGAAATCAAACGAATACAGGCAATAGTGGACAACCAGGTCCAATGGAAAATATGGGAGGAGTACCTCCTGGAGCTTCGCCAACAGATCCAACAGGAAATGGAGGTGGCAACATCGGAACAGGCAATGTACCGATGCCAGGGGAAGCTGGTTTTACTTCGCAAGATACTCAGCCTCAAAGAAACAATAAAACGCAGTAAGGAATAATATGGCAGTAAAAACTTGGGATACATCTAGAACTGGAGGTGGTACTTACGAATTAGAAAAAGACTCTAGTGGTAATTACCAATTAAAGTCAGTAGGTTTTGCTCAAGTAAATAAATTAAATTTACCTGATTTAAAAACTAGTGATGCTACAACTACTACACCTAAAACAGAAGAAAAAAAAACTGATGTAGCAGATCCATTTAAAAAATTAGCTGCACAAAATACTGGTGGTGGAGAAGGTGGTGGTCAAGATTATAGTGGTGTTATGCTTAAGACTCCAGAAGTAAAAGAAGCTACAGTTAGAAGTGCTGGCGAAATGACAAACACTACTTATAATGCTATGAGTGATGCAGAAAAAAATGCAATTGCAACAGGTACTGCAACAGTAGATAGACAAGTAGAAACAGGTGCACCTGGAGATAATCAATTTGAAACAGTAAAAGAACCTATGACTTTTACAGGTGCTACAGGTACAGAAACATATAAAACACCAAGAACTATTTCTGATCAAAATAAATATTTAGGTAGAACTTTTACAGAAAGAACTACAGGCTTACAGAAAGTAACATCAAAAGCTAAAGCAGCTACAACCAAAGTAGCTAATGCAATTAAAATGGCAGCAAGTGCTATACTACCAGGAGCAGGTTTAATTGTTTCAGGTCTACAAGCAATAGCCCCAAAAGAAACAAATATACAAAAAATGAATAAAGGATATTTTAATACTAATGAAGGTAGTCAAAGAATATCTGGTAACCCTGCAACAGATTTATATGCAGGTATGAATAGGAATTCTGCTTTTGGTAATTTAGAAACAGCTGGTGCTAAGAGAATTGCACGTAGAGAAAAAACAGCAGCTACTAAAAATGTATCTGATAAATTTAAAGCAGATACAGAAAGAATGAAAGAACAACAAAAAGATTATAAAGCACAAAAAACAGCAACACAGAAAGCTACTCAAGGTCCTGCAGGTGGAGCAACTACAGGTGGAGGTGGAGGTGGATCAGATAGTGGAAGAGTTATATGCACAGATCTACACAGAACAGGAGAATTATCTACTAAAGATTGGGTAAGAGA